GGTGACAGGGACGCTAGGGAGCGAGGCGTGAAACCCGTCTCAAGAGCGGAGGCTGTTTGCTCCGCTCTTTCCGCTCAAAGGACGAAGGGAGGAATCGGAATGATGACCCGAAGCGAGAGGAATCCCTTTACCTTGTGAAAATTCCGGAAGGTGAAATAGACGAGAGATACGGGGTCTACAAGCCTTTCGGTGCGAAGTTTAGGGAAGAAGAAAAACCGGAAATCCTTTTCGAGGACGCGGATGATTTGAGGTCTGAATTGGAAATGCTGATTTACGCGGCGCAGGACAGGGACGAGGAAGCCCGCAGGATGCGGTACTTCGAAAGATAGGAGGAGGTCGAATGAAGGAAAGGGAGATTGAAGTAAAACGGAAGGAAGTCATGGTTGAGATCGTATGTCAGGAGTGCCTTGAGGGTGACCTTGGCGAACGGGGATAAGGGAGGGAATGGAATGAAAAAGATTCTAGAGGGAAAGGTGTACAACACGGAGACGGCAAGGGTTATTGGGACGTGGAGCAATAACCTGTCAATCAGCGATTTCCGCAACGAAACAGCGACCCTTTACGTGACGAAGAAAGGAAATTTCTTTGTCGCAGGGGAGAGCGGGCCAATGGGAAGCTTCGCCCATTCCGAAGGGAACATGACCTCTGGTGGCGAAGGTCTATTCACTCTCACCCGCGAGGAGGCGCTTGAGTGGGCCGAGAGGCACCTCGATCCGGAGGACTACGAGGAGTTTTTTGCAGACATCATAGAGGAGGCATGAGTGGAATACTGCCCTGTTTAGGGGTGGGAGCGACAGACCGAAACAGGGGGATTTCCCCCTGTCGCAGAGTGAGGCTCTGCCTGATGATGGTCAAAAAAGGGGGGGCTGTATGAGGGTTCGCTTTACAACATTGCCGAAGGTCAACAGCGATGAGGAGTTTGTGCAAGTTGTGAGAAGCAGTCGCGAGGAGTGCGGGGATATTGTGGAACTTAATCTCTGGGATATTCACGAACGGGAACCGATGCGGTGTTGGACATGCGGGAAGACTGTTGCTGAACGGCTTGATTGACAGGAGGGGATGAAATGAAACGGAAGCCACGAAGCAGGGGAATGAATATTTCGGCGGGACGCCGTTCCTTCCAGAAGGGGATGCCTCTCTGGGTATTGATTGAAAGGCTCCAAGTACTTTGGAAGGAGAAGCGGTATCTCGAAATCAAGTATGCAGTTGAAAAGGCGAGACCTGAACTCTGGGAAACACCGGAAACGGTAGAGCCAACGGTCTGGCTGTTTTACGACAATGCCATTACACGGATGCACGAAGAATGGAGGATGATTGAGAATGACGCTTGATGAACTGAAAAAGGAACTCTCCGGAATTGATGGCATTAGAATTCAGAGGATGTCGGTTGACAGCCCTGCGGTGGTGCGTGGAAACACGTATCCTGTTCGCGGGAAGCTGAAAAGCCTCGGAGGAGTCTGGAAAAAATGGGCGGGAGGATGGGTTGTTCCTCTGGAAAACGAGGGGCTTTCTGATATCGATTACTTGAACGGGTACTGAGGAAATCAGCATGAAGTATATGTGCAGGGAATTCCCGGATGAGTTTGTTGTGGAGGCGAACTCGGTTGAAGAAGCGGAGGAGATTCTGGACTGCATGGGTTGTTATATGCAGGACGAAGAGGATGGAACAATCCCATGTGATGGGCCTGTGCCAGTTGAAAATTGCCGTTGGAAGAAGGTGGAATGAGAATGAAAAAAATTACGGTTCGAATACAGGATGAAACCGCAGAGTATCTTGTGAGTATGCCGGGGTATGCTATCAGCAGGGCGGGAGAACAGCTTCTGGATGTGGTGGCAGATTGGATGATAGAGGCTGAAAGGAATGTGATTTCCAAGTTCTCTCTTGAGGAGAAAAGGGTGGTTATTTCCTTGGTGGATGAGTGGGGAATACTGTCCCTTCGGGAAGTGACTCCGGAATCATTGGCAAGGAAAGCGATAGAGCATGTGTCTCCGGGAAGCAGGGGATTCCTTCTCGGACTGAGCGAAGAGGGGAAAAAGGCGATGGAGAAAAAAATGATGTCACTTGCTCCGCAGGAAGCGGTGGCTTTTGTCCTGTGGGGTATGGGATTCTGGGAAGGAAGAGGGAAGGATGTGGATGAGTATTGCGGAAAGAATTGAAAAAAATGGGAATGAATTCCATCTGCGGGCATGGTATTCTGATATCGTGCAAACTGGCATGGGAACTGAATTCCCCCTGTACGTATTCAACCGGATGTGGGATAATTTAATAAAGAGATGGTCTGGGGAGGATGAATAAGGGTTCCTTATTTGTCACCCCAAAAAAGGGGGGGGAATTTTATGTCAATTTACACAAGCAGATTCAGTAATCCGGAGTTAAAAACAGGGAAATATTATGTAATCGGTATTACTTTGGGTGAGCCGAAATTTCCCCTTGGTTATGAAAAACAGTACCAATGTTTCCTTCTTGCTCCAGAAAGAAGTATGTGGGGAAAATCCCATGAGGAGTTTTCTCGCCTGTACAGGGCAAAGCTTGAAAAAATAGGTGCGTGGAAAATTGGGGCGATGCTTGCATCATTTGAAAAATGGGCAGAAGGGAAGGATATAGTTCTTGCTTGTTTTGAGGATGTGCGAGACCCGTCTCAGCATTGCCATAGAATTGATTTTGCGGAGTGGGTTGCAGAACGTCTTGGGATAAGTATAATAGAACTCAAGGATGATTCAAAGGTAAGGTATAAGGAGAAAAAAGCAGTGCCGAAAAAGCTCCAAATGTTTCTGTTTTAAGAAAAATAGACAGCGATGGTCTAAAGTAAGACGCAGACCTCTCAGGTCTGAAATTCAGGTGCGAGTCCTGATCGCTGGACCAAAATGTATCCCCCGCCTTTGGGCGGGGTTTTTTTTGCCGTGAATTAAGGGAGGGGATTAAAAAGTGCCTATAGGCCAAATTTTTCAAGGAGTGACCACAGCCCCGTGTCGAGATTTTGTGGCGAAGTGTATCTTGAAGGAAAATCCGGCAATTGTGTATATGCCATGTGCGGGAAGGTTTGGGTCGGCACAAGCCTATATTAATCATGGCGGTGTTGCTGAAAAACTGGTGACATCTGATATCTGCCTTTTTAGTTCTATGTTGGGGTATCTTTTTGACGAAAGTAAAAATGTGGAAGAACTCCAAATCAAAAACGGAAGTCCGATTCAGCCCATTGGGAGTAGTGAAATTGACATTGTGTCTGCCGCCATGCTTGCAATCAAGTATGGACAAATAGCAACCTCATCGAAATATGGAATGAATTTGAGAAAGGAAATCCTGTTAAATCAGGAGAAGTACCTTGAATCAATAAAGAAGAAAATTTCGGTTTTTACTCAGCAGATGAGTGGGTGCAAATATGACATCGAGGATATGTGGGATGTTATAAATGCCGCGAAGAATGATGAAAAAGCTTGCATTTTTGTGAACGTCCCTACGTACAAGGGTGGGTATGAAAAGATGTTTGCCAACAGTGGAATTTCTTGGAATGAGCCAAACATCAGCCAGTTTAATCCTGATCTTTACGAGGAAATTATCAAGACCCTTTCTGACGCAAAGTGCAAGGCGTTTATCTACTCTCAAAAAAACTTGGATATGATACCTGATGAATGGCAGACGGTTTATGCACAGCCCTACTCCATTGATAGAACTGATTATGTGGTGAGCAATAAAATGGGGAACAATACATACGCGGTTACGCCTCCTCGAAAACCTCACAAGATCTTCCCGATTTATAGCGATGAGGATATTACTGAGGACACTGAAATTGAATTTGTCCAGGTTGATAAGGAGACAGCCTTGTACTATAGGGATTTGTTTGTACATAAGCTTGGGACAACCCTCGCAGAGGGATATTTTCTCATGCTCATTGATGGAAAGGTGAACACTACTATTGGCATTTCAATGCGTGATGTTTTTACGCTAAAGAGCGAATACGTTGGAGAGGTTTTTGGTATTAGTAGGAGTTCGATAAAGTATAAGCGTTTGGGGAAGCTCTTTATGATGTGTCTGACAAGCGGTGATTTTAAGCGGTTCCTTGAAGCAAGGTACTCCCTTGGAATCAGGGAAATCAAGGGAATCAAAACATCTTCGCTTACGACTTATTGGGAAGGGAAGACCGATCGTAGTGTAATGAAGCTCACGTACAGGGAACAGTTAAAGGACGGGACGTTTAGGGTAATTTATCAGGGAGATTTTCGTGATGACACGTATCGGGATTGTGTTTGCAAGTGGTTGTCGAAATGGGGAAAAGTGAAACGATAGCGGAGGACAGGAAAATGGAAAAAGTATTGGATTTGGGAAGTGGACTAAAAATATGCAAGGTGAATATTGAGGAACTCCGGGAGCAAGATTTGAACGCTCGTGTCATGAATGCTGATATGTTTAACCGCCTAGCATCGAACATAAAAAAGGACAATCGGCTAGAAAGCTTGCCATTTGTAGCGGAGACGGAAAACGGTCTCGAAATCGTATCTGGGCATCATAGGGTACGCGCGTGCAGAACAGCAGGGGTCACGGATATTTTTGTTATCCTCGATGATACGGGTTTGGACAGGGATAGCATTCGGGCGAAACAGTTGGCGCATAACAGTTTGCAGGGCGAGGACAACAAGCAGATTGTGAGAGAGATTTACGAAATGATTGAGGACGCGGAGAAAAAACTCGAAGCATATATAAGCCCGGAACTGAATGATGAGTTGGATAAACTGGCAATCAAAGACATCGTGTTTGACGTGGATATTAAGACGATTCTGGTGACATTCCTGAGTTACGAATTGGACACGTTTGAGCGTTGCGCCAAGAAACTTAATGAGTCCTATTCGAAGCTTTATGTAGCAGATATAGAAAATATCAAGCTGTTCACAGAATGCGTGAAACGTGTGAACAAGGAATATGACATCCGTGCTATGAATACGGCTTTAACGAAAATGGCAGAAATTGTTCTAGAACATTTGGGTGAGGACGTGGAGGACTATGAAAGGGTATCAGTAAGAGATTTGCTCAAGTCGGCGTATATCCCAAAAGAGTCTGCTGAGGTGATTCAAAGGGCTATAGAGAAAGCGGAAAAAGAAAAAACTATCACGAATAAAAATAGATGGCAGATACTTGAATATTGGGCAGCAGACTATTTGGGAGGAAATTAGCTTTGTCTCGCCTGTCGGATTATGTGAGTAAGTACCATGATGATTGGGCGTGGTCGCTTGCAGTAAAGGGGGCAACGAACGCTGAAATTGCTGACGCGTTTGGAATCTCATGCAGAACATTTATCCGGTGGTGTAAAGCAAACCCGTCATTGGACAAAGCCACACGCGAAGGGAAGACTATTGCGAATGCCAAAGTTATTAAATCCCTGTATGAAAGGGCAACAGGAATGATGGTGGAAGAAAAAGAAGAATCTGTGGTATTGGATAGTGAGGGAAATCCGAAACCAGTAAAGATTAGGAAGTTCACAAAAAAACTTGCACCGGACACAATGGCAATTATGTATTGGCTAAACAACAGGGAAAAAGAAGATTGGAGGCAAAGACATGAAATAACGGGGGTAGACGGTTCCCCCCTTGTTCCCCCGAAGATTGTGGTGAATTTCATTGACTCAGAAGACGAAATATCGGAAGAAGAAGGAGCAGATACAGTTTGATTTTCCGAAGGCCTTCCAAGGGCTTTTCAAACAGGCAAGGTATAAAGTGTATTACGGAGGCAGGGGAGGAGCGAAATCATGGGCCGTGTCGAGAGCCTTGTCTCTTGAAGGATTGAAACGGAGGATGCGGGTGTTGTGCGCCCGTGAAATTCAATCCTCCATTGCGGATTCAGTCCATAAGCTTTTGGGTGAACAAATACATGCAATGGGATTGACTCAATTTTACGATATTCAGAAAACTAGGATAATCGGAGCAAATGGAACGGAGTTTATTTTTAAGGGACTTCGCCATAATGTGCAGGAAATAAAATCAACAGAAGGAATTGACATTTGTTGGGTGGAAGAAGCTCAGTCTGTTTCTGAAGAATCATGGTCGGTCTTGATTCCAACGATACGGGCAAAGGATTCGGAAATTTGGATTACCTTCAACCCCATTGAAGAAACAGACCCGACATATCAGAGGTTTGTTGTCAATCCCCCACCAGATTCTATTGTGAAGTTTGTTTCATGGCGTAATAACCCCTGGCTTCCTGATGTTCTTCGCAGGGAATTGGACTATTTGAAGCGCGTTGATTTTGACGCGTATCGGCATATATGGGAAGGCGAGACACGCACAATTTCCGATGCAGTTATCTTCCGTGGCAAGGTGGAAGTCCGTCCATTTGAAACCCCTCCGGATGTGGAGAGGTTTTTTTATGGGGCAGATTGGGGATTCAGCCAAGACCCGACTGTGCTTGTTCGGGCTTTTGTTATTGACCGGACGCTGTTTGTTGACCATGAAGCGTATGGTATCGGAATCGACATTGACAAAACTCCGGAGCTTTTCGATCGCGTGCCGGAGTCGCGGAAGTGGCCGATATACGCCGACAGCGCACGACCGGAGACGATCTCCTACATGCGCCGCGCGGGGTTTAATATCAGCGCCGCCGAAAAGTGGAGCGGTTCGGTCGAGGACGGCATAGCCTTCCTTCGGTCGTTCGAGCGCATCGTCATCCACGAGCGCTGCAAGCACGCCGCAGAGGAAGCGCGGCTGTACAAATACAAGGTCGATACTCGGACGGGGGAAGTGCTGCCGGTGATAGTGGACGCTCACAACCACGTGATAGACGCACTGAGATACGCCATCTCAAAACTTGTCCGCAATCCGCGACGACCCATGTCGATCAATTCTTTCTCAGGGGAGGTGATGCAGTGAATGAAGTAATGCAAACGAGCCTTGCGCACAACGCGATGCGCGAGGACTGGCCGCTCTGCCGCGCTCTTTTGGGCGGGACAAAGACCATGCGGGCGGCGGGGGAAACCTTCTTGCCAAAGTACCCGGCAGAGCCTATCCCTGACTACAAAATACGCCTTCAACGGGCCGTGCTGACGAACTACTACGCTCAGACGATACGGCATCTTGTCGGCAAAGCGTTCAGTAAGCCATTGGCTCTACAGGACGACGTGCCGCCGCAGCTTGTTGAGTGGGCGGAGGACATAGACCTCCAAGGCACGCACTTCAACGCGTTCGCCGCAGAGGTCTTTCGTGAGGCTCTCGGAGTGGGCTTGACGGGGATCCTCGTAGACTTCCCGAAACAGGTTCAAGGCGTCTCGCTGGCGGAGGAACGCGCTTCCGGGGCAAGACCGTATATGACCATGCTCCCGGTTGAAACAATACTCGGAGTGCGAACGGCTGGTCAGGCGCGAGAGATTCAAATGGCGCGGCTCTTGGAGAACAGCATCGAGGCCGACGGGGACTTCG